TCACAACGGACTTTCTAAAATATTACACAGTTATCGGCAACATCTACGAAAATCCCGAATTGTTGGAGGTGGAAGAATGAAACCGAAACGACATCCGTATAGCGGAAAAACAAGAAAATGTGAAAAGATAATTTTTAAAGTTGGTTATATAAATGCTTCTAACATTAAAGCAAACAATTCTACCATCATGTTCAGGGATGACAAGATCATCATTAAAAGCAAGAACGTTCAATTGATCGAAAAAAATTAAAAAGGAGAAAGCATGAATCTATTAGATACAATCTTCCTCGGCTTCATTGGAGGGTGGCTCGGTGGTTTCGTCTGGGCTTTAATCGCCACGTTTCGAGCGAATAGGAAGGACAAAAAATGAAACAGCATTTACTTGGGATTTTGAACCTTGCAGCTCTCGTGATCGTGCTCGTCGTTTGTTGCGTCAATATGAACGCTCGAATCGTGACGCTAGAAGAACGAACAAAGGAGCTACAACTCAAAGTCGAGGAGCATGATCGCTCAATCGAGAAAAACAATGAACGGGACAAAATGCAAGATACTATAATAAATAAGCTAAACGCTGAATATAACTCGAAAGTAGCCCAAGAATTGCAAGAGGTTGCTGACAGAAACGGCGTGGGGGGATAATGTGAAAGTTTATATTGTGAGAAAGTATGATAAGCTGACGCGTTGGGATGGCAATCATTCGACAACGTTCGAGGAGTTTGAATTTGAAACAAAAGCCGAAGCGATGAAATTCCGAAGCAGTCCCAAGAGAGGCGTCTTTGACGTTTACGAAAAAGAAAAGTAGCGAAAAGCTAGAAAGGAGGGACGTTTGCGAATTGAAACTAGATACGGCTATCTGATCGACGCGCTCCGGCGTTATCCGTTCGATAAAGAGATCAAAGAGCGAATCGAGGAGATAACATTCCCTTATCAAAATTTCGACGAGAATTGGTTCATTAAGAGCAAGTCAGCGTCTAACACGCCCGAGGCTTTAAAAAACGTGATCCTCAAAGAAAACGATCCGGAGTTGATTCGACTCTATACGCTCGCAGAAGCCATCACAGAATACACGAGCGAGTGCGCTCCCTCAAGTTGGGAGGCAATCAAGGCGCTCTATGTCACACGATCGAAAAACGTCGAAGGGGTGGCGCTCGAGCTCTTTATGTCAAAGAATTCAGTTTATCGGCATATCATCAAGCCATTCTTCGAAGGGCTAGAAAAGAAATATACAAGTTTTTTCTTAAAAAGTCGCTGAAAGTTGGGAAAAATGCACGAAAAAAGGTGATAAAATTGTATTATCGGAAGATCGAAAGGAAAACGACGATCTTCGTTGCGGACGACAGGCGTTTCATTTTGAAAAATACCAAAAACACCAGTAAGCATTTTTTCGTGGGTCTCCTAACTTTTATTTTCAAGGCGGTTCGATTCCGCCCGTCCGCTTCGACAAGGTTTTACCTTCATTTCACCTTGTCTAACCTTTCCATTCTTCAAAAGCAGTCCTTATTACTCCGGGACTGTTTTTGTTTTCCCAAAATAACCGATGAAAGGGGGTGCGTTGTGATGGGATGACGGAAAAACAACAGAAATTTGCTGATGAATATATCATTTCGCTTAATGCTACACAAGCGTATAAAAAGGCTTATCCAAGCGTTAAGAAGGACGCGACAGCAAGAGTGTGCGCAAGCCAACTCCTAACAAATCCTAATGTAAAAGCCTATATAGACGAACGACTTGAAAAATTGAAGTCGGAACGTGTCGCAGATCAACAAGAGGTCCTTGAATTTCTTACGTCCGTTATGCGTGGTGAAGTGACCGAGCCCCTTCTGGTATTGGATGGTGAAGGGACTCAAAAAGTCGTGAACGCTGTCCCGAACGTATCAACGCGACGAAGTGCAGCGGTTGATCTTGGGAAACGATTCGGACTATTTGTTGACAAGCAAGAGATCACTCAACGGACAATCGAAATAAAAGTTGGTGAGTGGGATGACGACGACTAAACCACGGATCAAGATTGAATTCAACTATCCGAGCCGTGTCTTTAACAAGCATATCTACGACAAGCTGACAGACTATGATACCTTTACCGAGGTGCATTATGGGGGTGCTTCTAGTGGCAAGAGCCACGGAGTGATCCAAAAGGTCGTGTTCAAAGCGTGTCAAGATTGGAAGTATCCGCGGAAGGTCCTTTTTCTTCGAAAAGTCGGGGCGACGGTGTACGACTCTATATTCGAGGACGTGAAGCAATGTCTCGAGACTTGGAAGTTGCTCGATAAGTGCAAGGTCAATAATTCAGCATATCGGATCGAGCTCCCGAACGGGGCTCAATTTATTTTTAAAGGTTTAGACAATCCGGAGAAAATCAAGTCCATCAAGGGCATTTCTGACGTGGTGATGGAAGAGGCCTCGGAATTCACGCTTGACGATTATACGCAGTTGACGCTACGGTTACGGGATAAGAAACACAAGAAGAGACAGATCTTCTTAATGTTTAACCCGGTGTCGAAAGCTAACTGGGTATATAATGCGTTTTTTATCAAGACGCCAAAAAATACGGTCGTCTATCAGACAACATACAAGGATAATCGTTTTCTTGACGATATCACGAGAGAGAATATCGAGGAGCTAGCGAGCCGGAACGAAGCCTATTACAAAATATACGCTTTAGGTGAATTCGCGACGCTCGATAAGCTCGTCTTTCCAAAGTACGAGAAGCGTCTTCTCAACCCGTCCGAGTGGGAGCACTTGCCGGCCTATTTTGGACTCGACTATGGATTTATTAATGACCCGAGCGCGTTCTTACATGTCCGAATAGACGATCAGAATCGCAAGCTATACGTCGTTGAAGAATACGTCAGAAAGGGTCTTACGAACGACAAGATCGCGGAGGCTATCAAGTCCCTCGGTTATGCGAAAGAGCCGATTCGAGCCGATTCAGCGGAAAAGAAATCGAATCAAGAGCTACGGAATTCGGGAATCCCTCGAGTTATCGACGTGCAGAAAGGACCGGGATCAGTTATGCAAGGAATACAATATCTTCTACAATACGACTGGGTGGTTGACGAGCGTTGCGTGAAGTTGATTGAGGAGCTTGAGAATTATACATGGAAAAAAGACAAGAAAACAAATGAATACATAAACGAGCCCGTCGATTCATACAACCATTGTATCGATGCGATTCGGTACGCGTTGCAAGATCGTATCTTACAAAGTAAGTCAGTACAAGAGCGAATGAAGAACGCGTCATATTACTTCGGGAGGTAAAATTGGTTACTAATTTTTTAAAAGGGACACGCTTCGGAGAACGTGCGAACGATCATTTTTTCATGATGACCGAGGACTTCGCAGTCATCGATTATGCGTCTAGCGTATGGATCGAGCAATTGAAGCGATACGTCAACCGACACAAGAAAGAGCAATTGCCACGCTTGCAAGAGCTCAAGCGATATTATAAGGGCGATAACAATATCAAGTATCGACCAGACAAGGAAGACTCAACAGCGGCAGACAACCGTATCTCGAGCGATTTTGCAAAATATATCACCATGTTCGAACAAGGTTACATGCTCGGGAATCCGGTCGAGTACAAGAATGAAGACGACGTGGTGCTTGAGAATATCAAGGTATTCTCCGCAAAGAACAACGAGAAGAAACACAACTCGTCAATCAAGAAGGATCTTTGCGTCTATGGTCGGGCCTATGAGCTTTTGACTGTTACGGAGCGCGATCGTGTCGCTTGGGTGAAGTTGTACAAGTTGAGCCCGGAGCAAACTTTCGTCATTTACGATGACACTTACGAGCAGAAATCGCTGATGGGTGTTAATTATTATGACGTCGATTATGGAGACGCGAAACGAAAGACAATCATCAAGGTGTACACAGCCGATCGCGTCTATACTTACGAGTGGAGCTCACAGAAGAGCGACGGAATGAAGCTCAAAGACGAACAAGAGCATTTCTTCCATGGCGTACCAGTCAACGAGTACAGCAACAACGAAGAGCGCCTCGGATCGTATGAGTCAGTATTGGACAATATAGACGCTTACGACTTGTCACAGTCAGAGCTCGCCAACTTCCAACAAAACAGCAACGACGCAATTTTGCTGATTAAGGGCAACCCGTACACGGGAGCAGACGAGAAGGACTTCTTCGACGATGGACGAATCAATCCAAACGGTCGTCTTGGTGTGTCTATGGCGTACAAGCGCGCTCAAGTGCTTATTTTGGACGACAATCCGAATCCGGGAGGGTCAGCGCCAGACGCAAGCTATCTCGTTAAACAATACGACAGCGCGGGAGCGGAGGCGTACAAGGAACGTCTAGTGAATGATATCTTGCGGTTTACGTTCACGCCGGACACTTTGGACAGCAACTTCTCGGGCACGCAATCGGGCGAGTCCATGAAATATAAATTGATGGCTGCTGATAACTATCGCGAGCAACAACAAGATCTCTTTGAAGCTGGGCTTATGCGACGTTTGCGTCTAGCGGTGAATATTTGGAAAATCCAAGGGAACGAAAGCACGGCTTACGAGCTTATCAATGAGACCGCGATTGTATTCCGTCCGAACGTTCCGCAAAACGAAAAAGAGATCGTCGAAATGGTTCGCACCTTGTACGGAATCGTGAGCGAGCAAACGATCTTCGAGATCTTGAATCAAGTAACGGGAATCGACGCAGAAGTCGAGCTCGAGCGTTTGAAGGACGAAGTGAAAGAACAACTCGAAGTCTTGCCACGGTTCGAAAAGCAAGATCAAGAAGACGGAGAGGTGACAGATGACGAACAAATTGAAGAATCTGAAAATCCTCGAGGTTCATGATCGATATTGGACAGACCGAGCCCGTGAGATCTTCGAATACGTTGATCGGAAAGATATCAATTTCTTTGCTGAAATGGAAAAAATCTATCGTGAGCAATCCGTGAGCCTTCAAAGGTCAGTATTTGAATTTTATACACGCTTCGCAGAAGATCACGAAATCAGTTATCAAGACGCAATGAAGCAGCTTCGAGGCGAGGACTTGAGCGATTACGCTGAAAACGCTCGACGGTATCGCGAGCAAGCGGAGAAAGATCCGGAGCTCTTGCGTCGATTAAATGAGCAGTACGCGTCAGCTCGGGCGGTACGTCTCCAAGTGCTCAATTCGGAGGCCGTCTATCGTGCCGGCGTACTCGCCGGGGCATTGCATAAGAGCTTCGAAAAGTATCTCTATGACGTGGCAGAATACGCCTATCGTAAGTCAGTCGGTGGCCGTGCGGGTGCAATCAACCGGCCGGCGTTTGAAGAAGTTATCAAGACACCATTCAACGGCCGGAATTATTCCGCGCAACTTTGGGGAAACACGGACGCGCTCGCGGATAGTTTGAAGAAGGTATTCCGCCAAGGTTTTATCCGCGGAGATAGCCCGCAAGATATGGCCCGTGAGATTCGAAAAGAATTCAACGTGGCACGGTCCAGAGCAGAAACATTGATCCGGACAGACGCAACGGCCGTCGTCAATCGGGCGACGATTAAGCGATACAAGCGAGAAGGTTTGAAATACTATCGGATCTTGGTCGTGCTAGACGATCGAACGACCAAAATTTGCCGGAATATCGCGCAAGAGGACAAGCTCTATAAACTCGAGGACGCTCAAGTCGGGGTTAATATGCCCCCGTTCCATTACAATTGCCGGTCTACGATTATGCCGGACGCGGGAGAGATAGGAGAGGAGGAATAATGCTGAATATTTGGGATCTTGTTTCGTTTGTCGCGGGCATGATCTGTCTTGCTATCCTGGTCTTGGTGGGGTGGTCCATCATTGCCGGGCTGATCGACGGAATCATCACAGCGATAAAGAAACACACAAAATAGATCGGAGGTGATCCGGTATCTTGACAAGCGGGAATAGACCGCTATAAATCACTATAAACCACTATAAACTACTATAAACCGTTTCGAATTCGAGGCGGTTTTCTTTTTGTCCAGACTTTGCGGATGACGTAAAAAGCTGCATTGTTTCGTCGCCGGACGTAAAACGAGAAAATCGATTGATGGCGTAACCATCGGAGGATAATCATGTCAGAAAATACACAAGCAACCGTCGAGACCGAAGCTATTGAGAAAGACGTCGCTCAAGAAGAACAAGTCGAGACCAAGCAAGAGAAGTCAGAGCGTACCTTCACACGCGCCGAATTCGGGAAAGCAGTAGCAGCGGAGATCGCAAAAGCTCGCGCAAGTTGGGAAGCGGAACAAGCCGAAGCCCTTGAGCTTGCAAAGAGCGAAGGTGAACGCCTTGCGAAGCTAACCAAGGACGAACGCGCCAAAGAAGAGGAAGCAAAACGAATCAAGGCTATTGAAGAGCGCGAGCAAGCAATCGCAGAACGAGAAATGAAAATGGCAACGATGGCGTTGCTAGTGGAAGAAGGCCTTCCGCAAGAATTCCTCGGGCACGTTCTCGCTCCAACAGCCGAAGAGGTAAAAGCGAAAATTTCTGACTTGCGAAATGTTTTTGACAAAGAGGTTGAAAAACGCGTCAATGAGCGCTTAGTACAAAGCACCCCTCGTCGTGGGGCTATCAACGGACTCGCGAAAGAGGATATCATGGCGATTGAAAACGACGAAGAACGTCAACGCGCAATCGCAGAAAATATTCAATTATTCAGAAAGGGCTAGAATATGGCTGAAGCAAAACTTACAACAATGGCGAATCTGGGCGAAATTAAGTCCATTGATTTTGTCAACAAATTTTCAAAAAACATCAACGATCTTTTGACACTTCTCGGTGTCACACGTCGTCAAGAATTGACAAGTGATCTCAAGATCCAAACTTACAAATGGACCGCGGACGTAAACGCAACTAACCCGGCAGAAGGTGAAGACATTCCACTTTCTCAAATGGTTCGTGCAAAAGCACAAGCATACGAAGTCGCTTGGTTCAAAAAACGTCGTTCCGTATCAGCAGAAGCAATCGCGCGTCATGGTGCGTCAGTAGCGATCACAGAAGCAGATACTCGCCTTATGCGCGAGATCCAAAACGGAATCAAAGAGCAATTCTTTACATTCTTGAAAGCAAACCCGACTAAAAACAAAGGCAAAGGCTTGCAAGGTGCACTTGCTCAAGCATGGGCAAAAATCGCAACTTTCAACGAATTTGAAGGATCTCCAATCGTTACTTTTGTAAACCCGGTCGACGCTGCTGAATACCTTGGAAACGCCGGCGTAGGTGCTAACGCTTCTAACGTCTTCGGTATGACTCTACTCAAAAACTTCTTGGGTATGCAAAACGTCATCGTAATGAACGGTGTACCAGAAGGCAAGATCTACACGACAGCGGTTGAAAACTTGGTGTTTGCAAACTTGAACGTTGCGACTGGTGATCTTGGCGGATTGTTTGCGGACTTCACAGACGAAACCGGGCTTATTGCAGTAGCTCGTGACCGTGCATTGAAGAATCTTACATTCGAGTCTGTATTCTTCGGAGCAAACGTTCTTTTTGCTGAAATTCCGGAAGGCGTTGTTGAAACAACAATCGAAAAAGTGGCAGCAGTAGCAGCCTAATTAGGAGGTGAACGATGACAGCTATTGAGCTAGAAAGAGCAACGGAAGAGATTCGCTTGCTGAAAGGAATTCCAAAGAGCGATCAGGAACAAGACGATTTATTGGCCCTTATTGTACGGGATAGCTTCGAGCGTATGATCGCTTACGTCAACCGATTTTCTGATTCTCCGCTTGAGGAATTGCCCGAGACGGTGGCATATATCCTCCGTGACGTGGCTGTCAGTCGATTCAACCGCCTAAATTCGGAGGGCGCAACCGCTGACAGCGAAGAAGGCCGGAGTTTTACTTGGGAGGATGGCTATCTAACAGATGATAATAAGGCCGTACTCGAAGGCCTCGCGGTGAAACATCGCGCCCGTGGGATCGCTAGATTCATTTAAGGGGGGGCGCGTGTATGATCTATAATGACCGCGTAACCTTGATTTTCGAGAAACGCCCAACGGACGAGCTTTTGGATAAGGTGGAGAAGAAGAAGAGCTTCCCCGTTCCTTGTATGCGAAACGCTTTATCCAACTATGAAATGATGGGGCTCTTTGGTAAGTACGACTTTGACGCGTTCAAGTTGCACTTGCAAGGTGTCCATCGGGATTTTTCCGAAGTCATTTACAAGGGGCGAAAAATGAAAATCAAGGGCAAGAGATATCATCATAATAGTACGGTGATTTACTTATGAGTTTTTCATATAAAGTAAAGGGGCTAGATAAGTTTATCCGACGCGTCCAGAATAAGCCGAAGCAAGCAAGACGAGCGGTAAGTGCTGAATTGCACAGATCGGCCTTGCGAGTGGAACGAAAAGCCAAAATAAAAGCGGCAGTCGATACCGGATTCATGCGAAACGGAATCTTTGTTGCTCGGGTGGGTATGTTACGGTATAAGGTGACGTCCCCGGCTGGTTATTCGGTCTATGTCGAGCTCGGAACGCGTAAGATGAAGGCCCAACCCTTCCTCGGGCCGGCCGTCAAGGAAGAAAGCGAAGTTCTTTTTAAGAATCTTCGTAAAATGTTCAGGAGGTGATCCATGGAATTTGAAGCACCTTCGATCAAGACACTCGCGGAATTGCGCGAGAAATTGAAGCCGTTAAATATTCCAATCTATTTCAACCTTCCAGATTCAAGCGTACTCGAGCCGTTCTTGGTGATCGGGCAAACGAGCTCGGACACCTCGAAAACGGTCCAGACGGGGCTTATAATCGAGGATTTAAGCGTCCAGATAGATATCTTCTTACCGGACGACGAAAGTCGCGGAGGAGTCGAGAGAGTGCGATCAGAAGCGATCAGACGAATCGGTCGGAATAATCGGATGGCGTCAACCGTCTTGAAAGATGACACAATAGGCCGGGAGGTCTATCATATCGTTATTAATTTAACGGAAATAATATTTTAAAAAAGGAGCACTTATAAATGAGTGAAGCAGAAGACAAAGCAAAAATTAAAATTACGATCGCGAAGCCGGTCGTAGGTAAGAAAGTATTTTACTTTATTCAATCTATCCACGCAGAAAAAGGCACGGGAGCAATGCTTCCGGCTTACCGTAAAGATGGATCTACTACGATGGGTGGCGAGTACATCGACGAACAAACACAACAAGGGCGTTTGCTTGAGAAAGCAACCGACGAGCACTCTATCGAGTTGTCTCAATATTTTGCGCCTAAAGATCCATCAGTTCAAGTCATTATTGACGCGCAGAAAACGGGTGAATCTGTCAAAATCTGGCGCGTGGTCGTTGATGAAAGCGTCAAAGAAACATCAACCGGTAAGGACACTTATCCGGCACAATTCGGATATGGTAAGATTACAGACGATATCGAATTCGACGATGCAGTTGATGGCTTCGTTGAGTTGAGCTATACCGTGGGTATTGTTGGTCGTCTTCGTGATGGTAAGTTCCCATTGTCAACAGAAGAAATTGCAATGTTGAACGACGTTTACGAATACCAAAATCCGGGCGAAACTACCGGCGATTACAACAACATCACACGCTAATTTTTCAAGCAAGAGGGCCTCGAAAGCCCTTTTGCTTTTATTTTTTTATAAAAAAGGAGTTTTACAATGGAATTTACAGTCGGAAGCCGTACGATCGAGATCAAGTTTGATTATATGCTTATGTTCAAAGTCAACAAAGAGCTCTCCACTCGTGACGATAACGGCAAGCCAAATGAGGATGGCGTGGGTGCTTTATTCCTTCGTGTTGTTGAGCGTAACGATTCTGCTCTAGTGGATCTTATCAAGCTATGCGCTTCGAAGAAAGCGAAAGCCGTATCAGACGATGAAGCATTAAGCGCGATCGCTCTCAAGTTGGAAGAAATGGACGCTACGAATACCGAGCCAATTTTTAAAGCTATCGAAGAAGAAATGGTGGATTCAGGTTTTTTCAACGAAAAAGTTTCGAAGTATATCGAGAAGCTCGAGTTGGCCTTGAAATACTTGAAAGCGAAGTCCGAGACAGCGGAAGACCAAGCGACAGCCCAATTCCAGATCGAGCAAACGGAAGCACAAATTGGAAGGATGAAGAGCGCGTTGTCTTAATCGAGTGCGCTCGCTTGGGATTGACCGATACAAGGATAATCTATTCATGCACAAAGAGAGAGCTCGACGCGATCCGCGAAGGGCTTTATTATCGCGCTATTGAAGAGCGAGAAAATCTTGTTGAACTCGCCTTCAATCTTCGCTATACGTTAAACGCGAAAAAAGCGGAGATCAGCAAGCTAAGCAAGAAAAAGGATCGGGACAAGATCAAACGCTTGTTTGATCCACAGAAAGAGAAACAAATTGAAAACAGAAAGGACTTGATCGCGAAAATCGAGAGATTGAACGAGCATTTCCAGAACAGAAAATAATATAAAAGGAGGTGGAGCGATGGCATTTGATGGATCAATTACGGCCCTAATTGGCGCGGATCTGACAGAATACGATAAAGCGATGGCCGAAGTCGTAAACGCGACGAAGAAGGCGTTCGAATCAGCGGCGCAATCGGCGTCAAAAAGCGCGAATCAGATGATCCGCGAAGTCGGTGAGCTTATGAATCGACTAGCAAAGAGCAATCAATCATCGGGCTCAAAAATTGCCCAAGGCCTAACCGGTGGCGTTAAAATCGCAATCGGTGAGCTTCAACGTATCGCTTCGAATATCGGTGCAAAATTGCCCGACCCGATTCGAAAAGGCTTTATTCGCTTATCTAGCGAAGTAAAAAGCGTATTCGGTGCAATGAAAGGCGATCTCACGTCTTTCGGTTCAAAAGTTAATTCAGGGTTTAAAAAAGCGTTTAGCTTCGATATTTCGAAAGCTATACAATCACCAAAGAGCGCGTTTGCGGAGTTGGCGAATAGTGTCGATTCCATGGCACAGCGTATCAGCTCAAAAGCACACTCTATCGGTACAGTTTTCGCGAATTCAGCGAAGAACATGAGTGGACCATATAAGACAGCGTTTGACGGCATTTCGAGCTATCTTGCGAGCTTCGAAGCGAAGGTCCAAGGAATCTCGGGAAGAATCACAAGCGCCCTCGGGCAAAAGGTATTAAACCCGATCAACTCGTCATGGTCTAGTATGTTTACCAACTTGACAAGCAAGGCTAACAGCTTCGCGGATCGAGTACGGAATTCATTCGGTGGACGGGTGTTATCATCCGTCAACAACCTAGCTAGTAACGTAAGCGGGAAACTCGGGAACGCGTTCCAGACGGCCGGACAAAAGGCAGTCGGAGCGTTGATGAGTATCGTGAGCCATACAGACAGAGCGGCGAGCGCGTCAACTAACTTGCTGAAACAAGTCCTCGGAGTGGCTGCTGCATATAAAGCGTTTGAACTTGGAAAGCAAGCGATCAAGAGCACAATCTCGAAAGCTGCTGAATTCGAGAGTAAAATGAGTAACATCAAGGCCGTTACTGGTGAAAGCGAAGCGACGATGAAGAAATTCAACGACGCAGCAATTAAAGCCGGGGCGGACACAGCCTTTTCAGCAGCCGAAGCAGCCGACGCAATCGGCGAGCTTGCGAAAGCTGGGGTATCAACGCAAGACATCCTAAACGGTGGACTTACCGCGTCTCTTAACCTTGCGACAGCGGGCGAGTTAGATCTGAAAGAAGCTGCTGAAATTACGTCAACAGCATTGAACGCCTTCCGTCGTGACGGCATGACGGCTACACAAGCGGCAAACCAACTCGCGGGAGCTGCTAACGCGTCAGCAACAGACGTCCACGAGCTGAAATATGGTCTTTCCATGGTCGCTCCGGTAGCGTCTGGGCTTGGTCTATCGTTCCGCGATACCACGAACGCCCTCGCAGTCTTCGCTCAAAACGGGCTCAAGGGATCAGACGCCGGAACGTCACTAAAAACTATGCTGATGAATCTTCAACCGCAAACTGAGAAACAAATGAATCTCATGAGAGAGTTGGGAATCATCACAGAAGACGGTTCAAACCAATTCTTTACAGCAGAAGGCAAGATCAAGTCATTCGCAGAAATTTCTCAAGTCTTGAAAGATAAACTCGGGGGATTGAGCGACGCTGAAAAACAAATGGCCCTCAAGACAATGTTTGGTACGGACGCGGTTCGTGCTGCAACTATCGCGATGAACGAGGGAGCAGATGGCGCGAATAAAATGCAAGAAGCCATCGACAAAGTGAGCGCTGCTCAAGTGGCGGCCGAAAAGCTCAACAACTTAAAAGGGGCAGTCGAAGCCTTGAGTGGTTCGTGGGAAACGCTCCAAATTAAGATCGGGACGGCAGTCTTACCGGTTCTAACGACGCTCGTCAAATGGATCGATAAGCTAGTCGATAAGCTGTCCAACTCTCAAGGCCTTCAAAACTTTTTAGACGCTTTAAACTCATTGAATCCGGCTCTCAATCAGCTTTTGAACGGCACGAAAATGACCGATGAACAAGCTCAAAAATTTAAGGGCACAATGGAAAAAGTCAAACCGGCAGTCACAGGGCTAGTGGGCGCGTTTGCGTTTGGTCCGGCTGTCAGTGGTTTAACAGCCCTGACGGGTGTCATGGGAATTGTTGCGAGAAAGACAATGGGCCTCGGATCGATCGCGTCAAGTGCGTTTAGTTCAGCCGGGGGCTTCATTACTAGCTTTACTGGCAAAGTTGCCGGTATTCCGGGCGTGCTTGGTGGAGCTGCTTCGCAAGGTATGTCCATTTTAAGCATGATGACAAGTGGGATCGCGACCGTGATGGGAATTGCCCTCGCTTCAATTGGTCCGGCTGCTATCTTGGGGCTTGTCCTTGCGGGTCTTGGTCTTATCAATCAACAATTCGGGCAACAGATCGATCAGTTGATTACCACAGTAACGACCAAAGGGCCGCAGATCATTCAAAAGCTCGTAAGTGGCATCACTAGTCAATTACCAAGCCTTATCGCTTCGGGTGCGGATCTAGTCGCCAAACTCGCACAAGGATTCGCGACAATGTTCCCGGTGATCGTTGACGCTGGTATCCAGTTGATCGCAAGCCTCGTTCAAGGTGTGGGCCAAAATGCGGGATCGCTTATTTCGTCGGCAATAACTGTCATCGGATCATTCGTTGATACATTGCTTCAAGCATTGCCACGATTGCTCTCAATCGGGATGGAATTACTCGTGAATATCACGAACGGAATTCTCCAAAACTTACCGCAATTACTGACAACAGCACAGCAGATCGCGACAAACTTCATCACGAGCTTACAAGCAAACTTCCCTTCTATCCTTGAACAAGGGATTCAAATTCTGATGAATGTCGTAAATGGTATTGTCCAAGCGTTACCAACGATCATCCAAATTGCAACGCAAGTCATTGTCGGATTTATTCAGACGATTCTTTCAAACTTACCAGCTATCTTGCAAGGTGGTATTCAGTTGATCGTGACGCTCGTACAAGGGATTATCAATGCCTTGCCACAGATCGCTCAATCTGGTATGCAGATTATCGGTCAGCTTATCATGGGACTTGCTCAAGCATTGCCACAACTCGCAATGGCCGGCGTCCAATTAGTTGTCCAACTCGCAACGTCTATCATAACCGGATTGCCTAAAATTGTTGGCGCTGCTTGGGATATTATCAAGGGATTCGGTGGAGCATTGCTCGAATTCATTCCAAACGCTCTCAAGGGCGTTGCGGACGCGATCGGAAACTTCTTTGGTGGTATCTGGGACTGGATCACGGGCAAGTCCGAAGAAGGCGGAGCGAAGGTCGAAGCGACAATCGGAGCGACAGCGGATCATATTTCGAACAAGAGCTCGGAAACGACCGCAAAAGTAAGCTCGGACGCAACAACCGCGAATACAACCGTCAGCACGAATTATCAACAAATGCAAGCGAACGTTAGCACGTCAACAAATACGATGACCGCGGACGTATCGAATAACATGATGAACCTTGCAAATAGTACGATGACAACCACGACTACTATGCAGCAAGGCGTGTCAACAAACTTTGGTATGATGAACGCTGACGGCACAATGAACATGCAACAGCTTACTGCAAATGCGGACACGTCCTTCAACCAAATGAACGCAAACGCGCTGGCTCAAACGAGCCAAATGAGCTCGGGCGTTACAAGCAACATCAACCAATTGAATGTTCACTCAACTAACGAGTTGAATCAGTTGATGAACAACGCGAACGCGAGCACGGCGGGAGTCAATACAGCCGCAACCACAAACGCTCAACTTGCGAATTCTGGAGTGGTAAGCAACTTCCAACAAATGCAAGCGGGGGCGACGAGCGCTACAAATACGATGGCGAACAATGCACAAGCTGACTTCACCAAAGTAACGCAACAAGCGCAACAATCAAGCGCACAATTGTCGCAAACCGTCACCACTAATTATAACCAGATGAAGACGGCCGTCACTAACTCAATGAATGCTACGGCTCAAGCTGTAATAACGGGGCTTCAAAAGATCTGGCAAGCAACGTCTCAAGCCGGCAAGCAATTAGTGACAGCCTTTACTCAATCGTTTAAAGGCGTGTCGGACGCTTCAAAACAAGGAATGAATGCAGTCGTGTCTTCTATGAGCTCCGGTCTCAATAAGGCCGTGAGCCTTGCGCAATCGGCCGGATCGAGCATTGTTTCGACGTTTAGTCAGTTGGCCGGATCGCTTTCGTCTGTTGGTTATAATGCCGGCATCGGCTTGTATAACGGTCTTGCTTCTATGGCCGGATCGCTTTATAGCCTCGCTTATAGTATTGCTTCCAATATCGCTTCGATCATGCGTTCTGCTCTTGATATCCACTCACCATCGCGTGTTATGAAGAAAATCGGTGGATTTACGGGCGAAGGTATGTATCTCGGTATGCGTAACTGGGTATCGGACATCAACGATATGGCTCGTCAGTATGCCCAAGCAATCACGGAACAAGACTATCAAACAAACAGCACGATGACGACAAGCGCGAGCGTGACAAGCTCGGGAGTTCGTTCCTCACTCGAAGACTTGAGCGATGAAGTGAAAAACTCACAACTCGCGGATCAAAAATTCGAGGTACACAACGAGATTGTCGGTGATAAGATTTATACAACGGTGAAAGAAAAAGACGCCCGAAAAAAGGCGTTAGATGAATATTTCGCGTAAGGGGGGAAACATGGACTTATTGATCGAAAAAGACGGCCAAAGTCGGAAACTCTCCGAGCTTGGTCTATATAATATCGCGGTCGATGATTCGTCCCCGACCGTGGATATTTCAACGCGTACTGTAAAAGGACGCAATGGCCGGATTTTTGATGGCCTAACATATAACGAAAAAGTTATCGAAGTAAGAGCGAGGCTTTCCGTCCCAACGATGGAAGCCTTTTTTGATAAAAAAGACGAGCTAACTCGGTACATTCTGGGAGAGGATGGCTTTTATATTACCAAAATGTACCCGCAACGTAACGAATTATACGAATTCGAGACAGCGGGCCAAACCACGGGAGAGCTTGAGATCGCAAGTATTCCGCACAAGCCGTGGCGGTATCGCTACAAGGTAGCCGGAAACGAGCGAATCAACTATGAATTCGTTGGTAAGTCATCCGCGGGATTGAAATATAATATTTCGTTCTCGTTCGTAACGGTGGAGCTTCCTTTTGGTGAGACAGTACCGAAGGATATCGCGCTTACAACGAATACGTTTGATTATGCGGGCACGGCACAGTTGAGCCAACTCGAAGTCCCGTTTGTCGTGGAATTGACCGCAAGTGCTGACAATACCGACTTTTTCGTTGAGATTGACGGCCGTCGGTTTACTTATCGGCACGCAGAAACGCCGATCCGATCCGGGCAGAAGTTACTCTTGCGTGGGATTGAAACGGTGCTAGTGTCCGGGGCGAATGAAACGAACGTCAATAATCGGACTAATTTTGAATACTTTGTGATTCGTCCGAAAATCAACAAAAAAATACCTTGGTTTACGAATTTTAGAGGCACGATCAAGATCCTCGGATTCAAGGAATTATACAAGTAGAGTAGAAAGGAGGAATAATGCTTACTTTTTACGATGAAAAAGGTAACGGGTACGGGGCGCAAGTCGAATTCACCACTAAAAACGCGGTGAACGGTGAGCGTTCCGTGTCCGGGACCATCCTTTCAAACGATAAAGTGTTATCAAAGATTGATCGTGGATGGTCGTTTGACTGGGATGGCGAAACGTACAAGATCATTTATGCGAAGCCCAAAGACGAGGGTCGGAGCTTGTCTGTATCATTCGACGCAGTTCATCAATTCTTCTATGATTTCGATCATTCCAATTGCTATCAAGTCTTTAATGGCTCGAATCGCTTCGAAGTCTATATCGAGGCTATTTTCAAAAATAGCGGTTATCGGTACGTCATCGAGGCGGAAGCGAAAGCGATCCGAAAAGAGAATTTCGGGAACGCAAGTCGGCTTAAAATGTTCAAAGAGATCATTAAAGACGCCGGCCTTGAGTTTTCGGTAACTGGAAAAGTCGTCCGGATTTTGAAGAAAGTCGGGACGGATCTCTCGACAGTCGTTCGGAAGAATTTCAACATGAACGAGCTCACACTCGAAAAGAATATCGGAGCGTTTATCACTTATAAAAAAGGTTTCGGAGCTTGGAAGAACGAAGAGAATCACGACGCGGGACGGTATGAAACAGAATACGAAAGCCCGCTTGCTCGAATTTATGGACGTATTGAAGGCGAGCCGGTCAGCGACGAACGGTACAAAGATACCGGGAAGTTATTAGAGCGTATCAAGCACGACGTGGACAATTCATACTCTATTTCGGTTCAACTCGGAATGGAAGACTTGACACGGGCCGGTTACAAGTACACACGGCCACGAGCCGGTGACTATATCATGGCTATTAACGAAATGATCGGATTCCGTGAAAAGATCCGTATCGTGTCTTACGAGAGCAGCTATGACGTAACGGGCCGGTTATTATCTCATAAGGTAACGTGTAACGATATCGGCACAGTCCAGAAGGCGATCTCGTCCGAAGGCTCGATTATGCGAAGCGTGGGCCAAAGTAAGGAATACGCGGAAAGCGCCCTTGCTATTGCCACAAAAGCCCTCGTTAGTGCTGACGGCAAGACCACGACTTATTACGGAGCGGAGAAGCCTCGGGATCAACCACAGGGCACTCTTCATCGTGGAGATCTGTTATATCTGACCGTCGGAGAAGAGACAGAGCTGTACTTTTGGAACGGTTCAGAGTGGGAGCTCAAGCATTTAAAATTCGATAGTTCCAAGATCGAAAAAATGTTTGCGGATTCGAAGGCCACGACTGACAAGGCCGTTGCAGAAGCTAACAAGCGAGCAGAAGAGGCTCTTAAAAAAGCCGGAACATTGCCGGACACAACCAAGTTATCAGACCAGATCAAGCAGCAGATTTTATCAAGTCAAGACTTGACTCAAAAAGTCACAGAGACGCTCAATCAGACAGATAGCGGGGTTATTTATAATAAGATATACCAAAATATCAGCGAAGAGTTTGCGAGCAAACAAACTGGTGACTATCTAGAACAACGTGCGAGACAAATCAACAATGACCTAGATAATATCACTAGCAGAATCTCAAAGCAGACCGTAGAATTTCAGAAGCTGACTGAAACGAATAAGCTCTACGAACGTATCATCGGTACATCCGAAACAGACGCACCAGACAAGCTATCACGGCTTGTCATGTCTAGCGAGATATTCCAGACAGAAGTTGGAAAGTACTCGTCAAGTGGTGGCCCGAATATGCTTCGAAATAGTCGAGCGGATGATGGGTTGAAATATTGGAATGGCGACCCTAGCAAATTCAAATTCCTAGAACACCATTTTTATCTCAACGGGCAAAAACGAATGTTTTTACTTGAAAATGGCGCGGTAGTGAATAGCCCGCGTTTTATTTTTAAGAAAAATACTGATTATACACTGAATTTCTTGGCCTTTGACGCAAACACAGCACGGGTCAAAATTGAATTGCGGAAGCGGAAGAAAGATTCTGCTAATCAAGATTATGATGAAATTCAAACGCTTTTTGATAAAACTGGTTCACCCGCTTTTAATTCCGATAAAGCGGTCAAAAAGTCGTTAAAATTTAATATCGGTGATTTTGATAATGGTTACTTGCTATTTAGCTATGATGGTAGGCCTAACGTTTGGTCCGGTATGTTTATGACCGAGCTTGATTTTTACGAGGGCAACAATGATCGTAAATGGCAACCAGCACCGGAAGATAGCGAAGAGCCTATCGAGGCGGTACGGACGCAAGTAACACAGCTAAATGACAGCTACTCAATCCGTAACTTAAACAACGCCGGGGACGTGCTGGGGCAATTAAATTTGAACCCGGACGGGTCTGTCCGAATCAACGAGGGCTTGCTTTCCGTTGGTGAGAAGACCATCATCAAGGACGGAGTGATAAAAAAATCCATGATCGGGAAGGCTCAAATCGGCACAGCTCACATTGACGAGATCGACGCAAAAAAAGCTAATCTTATCAATGTTACAGCGAAGAATGTCGCAACCGAGGGATTGACCGCAAATATTATCAAAGGTGGCAAACTATCGTCATTGAATGGCGTGACTGATTTTGACTTACAAACGGGATGGTTAGAAATGAACAAGGAAGCCGTGGGAATTAGAAATAGGTTTAATGGAATGCCTATGCAGTTTTTAATTTTTGGTCAAGGTGCTATCAATGGTGTACCTAGTGCATATACTCAACTTATGAGCAACCGGAACGGCCAAACCGGGATTGAACACACTTCCGCCGGGATTCAGATCTGGAACGGGCGACAGGGTAACAACGTACAAACGGCGATTACTTTTTACGGTAAAAGTATGGACTTCCTCCCAAGTTCGCAAGGTGGCGGTGTATCGCTTAATACCGAAACGAGGAATTTCGAAGGTTTAAATAATATAAACGCGTCAGGCGAAATTATAGCTAAAAATGTTTATTTATCAGGCTACGGCAATCATAATTTAATAGCGCTATTAAATGATATTTATAAAAATATCCGTCAATTGCACGGAGTGAAGCAATCGGCAGTAAATTATAGTTATTCAACTTTCGGGCCAATATACTAAGAAAGGACGCCATGAACACAGTAGATAAAATTGTAAATGATATCGCGCAGAAGCTCGCGAACGCTATCGTAGAGGCTACAAATTACAAGGTCTTATACGAGGAAGCTCAAGGGAAGCTAGCAGAAACGCAAGCACAGCTTGAACAAGCACAAGCACGACTTAACGAAGTAAGCCAAACCCTCGAGGCAGACGAGGCACTAAAAGAGCTATTCGACGAAGTAGCTAGCAAACAAAACAAGGGAGAATAAAAATATATGACTTTCAAAGTAGTAAATAAATATCACGACAACAACCGGACTTTCGTCGCAATCCGTCAAGAGTCGCCATATACAGCGTTCGATCGCGTCTTAATTGGTGATCGTTACGACGAATCAGATGAGGCATTGATCCAAGCGGTATTAGGGCAAATTGCAACCGAATTTAACCCAGCGGACGGGGTGAAGAAATTGCAAGAAGACTTGCACACGCAAGCGGAAGAAAACGACAAGAAGCTGGCAAACAAAGACGTCAAGATTGCCGAAGCGAAAGCAGTCGCAGACTGGGCGGTGCTTGCAGCGGTAACAAATACCGAGAATCCACTCGATCCGACACTTTACGCTCGAGGGCTTGAATTGATCGATCTTGCGAAAGAAGGCAAGGAATACAAGCCATACGATATCTTTACAATCGAAGACCCGGCGTATTCGCCAAAATTCGGAGAAGGCCGTCGCGTACTCGTACAAGTAAACAATAGCTTCACTTACAACAACGAGAGCGTGAAGGACTTGGAAGGTACTCCATCACAAAACGGCGTCCTTGCTGTTTGGAAGTGGACAGAGCCTAAACAACCGCAAGCAACGGGCGATCTTGAAACGCAACCGGTACAGTAAGAATCACTTTCACTAAAAGGGGGTGATGGAATTGGACTTATTGGCACTAGTTGACAAGTTGACTCCCGTCTTGGTCGTTATCATTCCGAGTTATTTCTCCTTCAAAAGCACAAAAACAACGAAAGAAGCTGACAAACGTATTGAGGGGCTATCGAATAAAATAGATAGCCTCGAACAGTCAGTCCAAACGGTCGAGGAGATTGGGAAAGATAACAATAAAAACTTGACGATTATCGGAAAAGGCTTGCAACGTATTCAACGCTTTCGATTGCAAGAGAATTTAAAAAACGCCTTGAAAAAGGGTTACACTAACCAACATGAGATCGAAGAAATTTCGAAGCTATACGAGAGCTATGTCGAGCTTGGGGGGAATGGTGCTATAAGAGTGCTGTTCGAGCGATTTTTAGATCTTGAAATTAGAGAGGAAAAATAAAATGGATCAAATTACTAATATTATTACAACGTCCGCAATGAGTATCTTTGTCGTTTTGACTGGGGTCGTAGTTAAGGCCTTGAAAGATTACTTGCTCACGCGTGGTGGCAAGAAAGCAATTGAAATTGTTGAGATCTTGGCGAAGAACGCCGTAAACGCAACCGAGCAAGTGGCCGGGGCGCTTGATATCCACGGCAAGGATAAACTCGAACACGCGAAAGTAAGTCTTATCGAGACACTCGCAACGCACAATATTTACTTGAGCGACGACGAAATGAATACCTTTATCGAAGCAGCCGTCAAAGCTGCTAACGATGAGTGGAAGAAATAAGGAGGTCTTCAATAATGAGTAAAATTGAATCAAGTATTGCTCGTATGCGCCACCTTCAAGCGATCCCCGTTCACTATGATATGGGAGACCGCAACGGGAACGACGCAGATGGCGACGGTCGCATTGAGTTTGATTGCTCGTCTGCTGTATCGTACGCGCTCGAGATCAATCTGAACAATAACACGGAGACGCTTCAACAAGTGCTCCCAACTATCGGATATCCGAAGATCTTCGACGCGGTGGATGGCACTTTCGACGCACGTCGTGGGGACGTGGTGATCTGGGCTCCGCGAGACGGATCAAGCTCTCTCGGATCATTCGGCCATATCTTGATTATGACGGGTGAAAATACCGCGATCCATTGCAATTATGGCATGGACGGCGTGAGTGAGAACGATTATAACTATATCTGGGATCTCAACGGACGACCTCGCGAGATCGTCTTCCGTGAAAGTGGTACACCCGTACCAACGCCCGCGCAAAGCGAATTCGATCGCGAGCTTGACGTGAATACACGTTTGAACAAGTCAGACAAGCCGTATTACGAAGGAACGCTCACGACTGATTATTACGTCGAAGCCGGCCCGCGTATCGATAGCCAAGACAAGGAATTCTTGCCGGCCGGGACTCGCGTCCGCGTCTATGAGAAATTGAACGGATGGGCACGAATCAACCATCCAGATAGCGCGCAATGGGTAGAAGATAAGTATCTCGACGATTGCGTGGATATGTAACAAAAGAGGAGGCCTGAATGAATAGATTAAACTCTACAAATTTAAGGCAGATCGAGGGAGGGCGGATCGTCAAACAAGGCGATTCGGCTTCCCTTTTTGGTTTTGAGTTGCTAGACGAATATTGGAAGCCGGTCGAGCTCGAGGGCGAAAATGCGACAATCACGCTCGCGTCGTCTAAAGGCAAAGCTGTTTTCCAAGGCGTTGTTACTAATTCAAAAGTTATGTTTCGAATTTCGAAGGTTCTTCCAGTCGAGAGCTATCTCGTGGAGGTGTCATGCGGTGGGTACGTCTTCCCGAGCGATCAAAACGTTCGCGTTGACGTGATCCAGTCCGCGGATGAATACACGAGCGAGCAAGTTCTCGCGCTCGTCAAGAATGACGTTAAGGAAGAGATCGGAAAGTTTATCGAAGCGCACAAAGAGAGCGGAATCGTGGAAGAATTCCCGGATCTAACGACTCTATACAATTTAGCTAAAATTTAAGGAGAAAAGAATGAGCTTAAACACAGAGAATTTAAAATCTTTAGTCAATGCCATAGGTACTGACGTAAAAAGAATCAATACCACGCTAGCAAGCAAAGCCGACAAGAGCGAGATCGGGCAAGGTGGGATCACACAAGAGCAACTTGATACCGCGATTCAAGGCGTAAAAACAGCTATTCTGGGCGAAGGCGTTCCAGAAGAGCTCGACACTTTGAAGGAGATCGCAGAGAAGATCCAAGCGGGCGGAAGCTCGGACAGCGCGATCGTTTCCAAAATGACAGAGCTCGGGCAAAAATTCACAGATCTCGAGGGGACTGACTTCGTTCAAATTTACACCACAGCGAAAAACAGTCTCTAAGGAGGCGTTGAATGGATAAATTAAAAGAAGCAATCCAACAGATCGGCCGGGATATTGGAGATATTCAAGGGAAACAAGCGTCCTCGTTGACGACGACAGAGGCGTACAAGATCTTTCCAACATATGCGACACTTCAAAATCAAATGACGTCGAATATCAAGGAGAAGCATTTAGAACTCGGACTTGACGCGTTGATTGATACAAAGCTCGCAAATGGTGGCGATCCGTTCATTACCAAGTCGAAACTTCCGGACGTGACACAACTCGCTACAAAGAAGGATCTCGAGGCTATCAACCGAGGATCAGACACTCCGACGAATCAAAATGTCGCGACAGAGCTCAAGGGCCAAGGATTTCCGTACAATCTGAACGCGGAGATCGGGACAACGTATATCGATACGACCGCGAAGAACGGAGCGGTGAAATGGATCAAAAAGACCGCGGGGACTGGGCAAAATGCTTGGGCCGTCTTGTTCGGTGACGTCAAATTTAGACCAAAAAATATCAGCTCAAATCAAACTAACGCTTACGTAGAATTTAGGCGAGTAAACTCCACCGTAGAGATCAGTTTTGGCGGTCTCTCGTGGGGCTGGTTTGGGATCGTGAGACGAGGCGCACCCGGTTACGTTCCACAAGGTTCAGACCGAGAGCGTAACGTGGTGATTTTAAACGTAAACGGTGTACCAGTTGGTTTTCGGTCTAGCAACTCAAAACTTGGTATTATGACCAATGACAAGGGCAAACGTCTGGGGACGTTCTATCTGGGCGGGGCGGGTGATAATCACCATCTTCGACTACAATTTGACGACCCCGTACCTACTGACCGAGATATCGGGGATTTACGGTTCAGTAGTATGTCCTATACCACGGACGATCCGTGGCCCGAGAATATACAATAAGACACACGCCCTCCCAATTTGGGAGGGCTTTTTTTGTTGCCTTTTTCTGAAACTAGTTCCAGAAATGAAATATTTTTAAAAAAAGTTGTAAAAATACTTGACGAACGTCAACCATAATGATATAATGTATTCAAGATAAGGAAAGGGAGATCAAAAAGATCTCGGGTAAAAGAAAATGATTAAATGGACAGGTAAAAGCACAGATAAACGTTGGGTGAAAACAGTCGAAGCTGAAACATACCGCGAATTATTGGAAACTTTAGTTGAAAAAGGATATATCGGGCACTATATCGATAGCGATTCGCAACTATTCCACGAGTTGGCTTATGTATCGCCGGAAGTCGAAGAATTAGAAGATCGTTTGAACGATGAAGATCAAGCAGAACAAGCACTCGAAGATCTTGAAAATTTTGACTGGGATCGTGTTTTTGAAAACTTAACAGATCAGCAATTCGCGACAGCTATTGCGGGCTGTACCAGTCAAGCATATTATCAAGAATTCGAGGTGATTGAATGATAATTAACACGGAGCAAGTCGAAGCGGTCTTGATGGACAAGGCCGTTTCCGGCTATCTTATAGAAAAGGAGACGGGGATCTCGGGAGCGTCTATCTCGCGCTTGCGGAATGGCAAAAAGCGTTTCGGAGATCTATCCATCGATACCGCGATAAAAGTCCAAGAGTGGATCGACGCGGGAGGCGTTACAAATTAA